GCTTGGCTTTCGCCAGGCCTTTTTGTATCATACATATGTAAATTTTTCACAAAGACAACCATATTTATGAGAAATGTGGTTTTATGAGTGATAATTTAAGAGAAATAATAAAACAAGAGTATATAAAGTGTGCAACCGACCCAGCACATTTTATGAACAAATATTGCTATATTCAACACCCTAAAAGAGGTAGAATATTATTTAATCTATACCCCTTTCAAGGTAAAGTATTAAGATTATGGAGAGATAATCCATATAATATAGTTTTAAAATCTAGACAATTAGGTATATCAACATTGTCAGCAGGATATGCTTTATGGTTAATGTTATTCCATAAAGATAAAAACGTTCTTTGTATAGCTACTAAACAAGAAACAGCAAAGAATATGGTAACTAAGGTTAAGTTTATGTATGAAAACTTACCTTCATGGTTAAAAATACCAGCTGAAGAAAATAACAAATTAACAGTAAGATTATCAAACGGTTCACAAATAAAAGCAGTATCAGCTGCAGCAGATGCTGGTCGTTCAGAAGCAGTATCACTTCTTCTTATTGACGAGGCCGCGTTTATTGAAGGAATTGATGAGATATGGGCATCAGCTCAACAAACATTAGCAACAGGAGGAGGAGCAATAGTATTATCTACTCCGTATGGTACAGGTAACTGGTTCCATAAAACTTGGGTAGCAGCAGAAGAACAAAATCAAGATAATATATTTTTACCTATTAAATTACCTTGGTATGTTCATCCTGAACGTGATGAAGTTTGGAGAAAAAATCAGGATGCTTTATTAGGTGACCCTAGATTAGCAGCACAAGAATGTGATTGTGATTTTAGTACTTCTGGTGATGTAGCTTTTTATGAAGAATATAGAAGATTTTATGAGGAAACTCATTTAAAAGATCCAATAGAAAGAAGAGGAGCTGATAAAAACTTATGGATTTGGGAATATCCAGACTATACTCGCAATTATATGGTTGTAGCGGACGTAGCAAGAGGAGATGGTAAAGACTTTTCGGCATTCCATGTTATTGACATAGAAACAAATACACAAGTTGCTGAATATAAAAGTCAAATAGGTACAAAAGAATTTGGTATATTATTAGTAGGTATAGCTTCTGAATATAATAATGCTTTGTTAATAATAGATAATGCAGGTATAGGATGGAATACAGTACAAACAGTAATAGATAGAAATTACCCTAATCTTTATTATTCACCTAAAAATGAAGCAGGATTAGCAGAATCATATTTTGGTACATATCAAGATACTTCAAACATGGTACCAGGACTTTCTATTAACTTAAAAACTCGTCCTATAATGATTAATAAATTTATCGAATATTTTAATGATAAAAGTATTACATTCCATTCAAAACGATTAATGGAAGAGATGAAAGTTTTTGTGTGGAAAAATGGTAGAGCAGAAGCACAACAAGGTTATAATGATGACCTAGTAATGAGTATGGCAATGGCCATGTATATTAGAGATACAGCTTTAAAATTAAGACAACAAGGTTTAGATTTAACTCGTTCAGTATTAAATAATATAACATCAGTTAGACCAGGAGCTTATAACAGTAATGCAGCAGCAATTGGTGGAAATCCTTATAATGTAAAAATGGGAGGTCAACAAGAAGACCTACGTTGGTTATTTTAAATAAAAAACAAAACAAATGGCAGATACTAGTGTATTTTCAAGACTTAGAAGATTATTCTCAACAGATGTAGTAATCAGAAACACAGGAGATAATCAATTAAAAGTTATTGATGTAAACAAAATTCAACAATCAGGAGATGTAGCTACTAATTCTTTAATAGATAGATTTGGTAGAATTTATACAGCATATAATACAAATACTACATCTTTATATGGCTCACAATTAAATATGAATTATCAATATTTAAGAGCTCAACTTTATTCAGATTATGATGCTATGGATTCAGATGCAATTATAGCATCGGCCTTAGATATTATATCAGACGAATGTACTTTAAAAAACGATATGGATGAGATACTACAAATAAAAAGTAGTAACGAAGACATACAAAAAACCTTATATAATTTATTCTATGATATTTTAAATATAGAATTCAATTTATGGTCTTGGACTCGTCAAATGTGTAAGTATGGTGATTTCTTTTTAAAATTAGAAATCGCAGAAAAATATGGAGTATATAATATTATTCCTTATACAGCTTATCATATTGAAAGACAAGAAAATTATGACGAAAAAAATCCTACAGCTGTAAGATTTAGATATAGTCCAATGGGTATGCAAAATCCTAGTTCTGGATATTATGGTATGCAAAGTAGTGCTAATACTCAAAATGATAGAACTTCTATTTATTTTGATAATTATGAGATGGCTCATTTTAGATTATTAACTGATGTTAACTATCTTCCTTATGGTCGTTCATATATTGAACCAGCACGTAAATTATTTAAACAATATACTTTGATGGAAGATGCTATGTTAATCCATCGTATTGTTCGCGCTCCTGAAAAACGTGTGTTCTTTGTAAACGTAGGAGCAATTCCTCCTAATGAAGTAGAAAATTTCATGCAGAAGACTATATCTTCTATGAAACGTACTCCTTTCTTAGACCCAGAAACAGGAGAATACAATTTAAAATATAACATGCAAAATATGTTAGAAGATTTCTTCGTTCCAGTAAGAGGTAATGATGTCTCAACTAAAATTGAAACTACTAAGGGTCTAGAATATACAGGAATGGAAGACGTAATTTATTTAAGAGATAAATTATTTGCTGCCTTAAAGGTACCTAAAGCTTTTATGGGGTATGAAAAAGATTTAACAGGTAAAGCAACTCTAGCAGCAGAAGATATTCGTTTTGCTCGTACAATCGATAGAATACAAAGAATTCTTTTATCTGAACTATACAAAATAGCTTTAATACATTTATATGTACAAGGTTATGATAATGAATCTTTAACAAATTTTGAATTAAAGTTAACTACCCCTTCTATTATATACGACCAAGAAAGAATTGCCTTAGCTAAAGAAAAAATTGCCTTAGCTAAAGATATGCAAGATTCTGGTTTATTCCCTTCTGATTTTATTTATGATAACATCTACCATTTAAGTGAAGATCAGTATGATGAATATAGAGATTTAGTTAGAGAAGATAAAAAACGTTTATTCAGATTAAAACAAATTGAACAAGAAGGTAACGATCCACTTGAATCAGGTAAATCATATGGTACACCTCATGATTTAGCAGCATTATATGGAAGAGGAAGATATAAAGCTAATTCTAGTAATGTACCTAGTGGATATGATGAAAATAATCCTGTAGGTAGACCTGAAGAAAGAGCATCTGATATAAATACTCAAGATAATGCCTTAGGAAAAGACAGAATAGGTAAAATAGGGATGAAAAAAGATGATGACTCACAAAAAATCAACCCAGACTTTAAAGGAGGTTCACCTTTAGCACTAGAAAATGCTAAGGTTAACTATTTAAGAAATAAATCATTACTAGAAGGTATGGAAAAGAGTATGGTTTTTGAATCTGATAAGAAAAAAGTCTCACTATTAGATGAAGATCGAATAAAGGAATAAAAATTTTAACATATTTATAAAAAAACATAAATGCTGAATATTAAACACTCAAAATTTAAAAATACAGGATTAATATTTGAATTACTAGTAAGAAGAATCACTGCTGATACTTTATCGGGCAGTGATTCCCCTGCTTCTAAAATTCTAAAAAAATATTTTGTTAATACTGAGTTAGGTAAAGAATACAAAATATATGATTCTTTATTAAAAAATTCGCCTATCAGTGAAGGTAAGGCTAACATTATTATCAATACAATACTAGAATCTTCTAAAAAACTTAATAGAACAGCATTAAGAAAAGAAAAATATAATTTAATTAAAGAAATTAAAGAGCATTATAACACTGAAGAGTTTTTTAGAATAAAATTACCTAATTATAAAGTGTTAGCAGCTATTTATAATTTAATGGAATTAAATAATTCTAATGAAATTGCTAATCCTGAACAAGTAGTTAATAATAAGTTAACTTTGTTAGAATATCTAACTAAAGAAAATAAGTCTGAAGAAAATAAAGAAGAAATTTTAGAGGAATTTAAATCTTATGGTAA